CGTCAGTGATTTGATCTGATCCCGGTGAAGCTCTCCGCCTCCTCACGAACGGACTTCCTGCGCTATGTTGGTAGATCGTCTTCGGGCAAGTTGCACATAATGTGACTTTCCTTGCCGACGACTCCTTCAAAGACGTAGGGTTCGCGATGTAGAGGGGGAGGGCGACCACGGAACTCACTCAGAGGTAGTGGCCCTCTTCGATGATTCGGTACTCGCCGTGCGAGGCCCAAAAACAGTTTCCTCACTCTCGAGTTGACGTCCTTCTCTTCGGAATCGTTGCAAAGCGATCCGATGGGAAGGAACATCCAGTTCGGGAGAGGGGTTAGATCTGTTTTGGGTTCCCGCGCATCAACGATCACTGGCTTAGGGATTTGGAGAGCGCGTCGTACGCTGGAGTCCAGGTCAATCTCAGCCTCCACGGAGGCTGGGAGAGACTTGGTCTCGAGCGCACGGACGTACTTTTGTCCAAGCCCATAAGTCCAGGTATCGGAGATGTATCTTGCGACGAGCCGATTCATCTTAGAGGGTTCACGTTGGGACCTGAGAGGATGGTCTTTTGGAGGAAGTGGGAAACCTGCACCGCCTAACCAGGTAGGTACGCATAACGGCATTCCATCGGGAATTTCAGCAAGGACTTTTGATCCTGCGGCGTTCCAGAGGAAATCGTATGCGGCTATCGGGTCGGGGCAGGAATCCATGAACTTCTGCCAACAGAACTCCTTAGAAGCACCCCAGATCTGGGGGTTGTAGAAGGGACTGATGTCGTCGGATTTTAGGCCAACGACACCATTCTTCATACTTCCCCGGGCAAGGCCAAGCTCGATAATGGACTCGCGCTCTCCCCAGAAGAACTCCACCACGCTATCGTCGTAGCGGTCAACGTTGTGATGTAGTCTGTTAATCAGCCACATCTCACTGTTGATCGTCGCGATCTTTTCGTGACGGAAATTCTTTCCGATGGAGGGCACGAGGCCACCGAACTTGACGATGTCTTTCCAGACGAGGTACTCCAGGTCGGAGGTACGACAGAGAAGATCGTCCCCGTTGATGAGCATAGGCAGCTCATCCAACCAGTACATCACTGGGACTGGCGATGCCAGCTCCAGCGCAAAGCGGGTAAGGGCCGCATTGAACAGACAGAGTATTGGAAAGCTCACTGGCGAACCCATGAGCTGACCCTTCTTCTGCTGAGCAGTGCGTCCATGACCCTCCTTGGTCGTGTACTGAAGGATGTGTCGCGTAAGCGAATCACGGAGGATAATCCGATCTTCGAACGGGACTCCGATGCAGTTGCAGATTTCCTCTAAGCAGGCCTCAGAAAGGTCGCTGTCGAGGTGGTCCGTAGCAGCAGCGTAGTCGCCGGACGTAAACTTGCGTCCGTCGGTCGGGTCACAGTTTCCTAGGAATCTGTTCATGATCGACAGGCACATGGGTGCGCCCACGAGTTCGAAGGTAGGATGATCCTTTAACGGTCTCCACATTTCCGGTTGCCATCGACGGGACGTGTGATAATGGTGGGCAGGACCCCTCGTTATCACCCGCACCTTAAAAGGCTCCGGCAGGCCTACAGGCTGGGCCACCATGTCCTCTACCCAGGCGAGCCTTCTCGACTCCTCGGCAACTTCCCTCCAGGTCTCCTCGGTGAAGACTGAGTACACTGGCGCAACGCGTTCGTGATACTTAGCCCAACCGACGAGCTGGGGGAAGGCGAGATAGTGAGAGGCCCCGACCAACTCAGTTAGGTACTCATGAGCACCTCCCTGACTTCTGGTCGACTGGATACTGGACTTGGTACTACCAGCCCGCAGAGCATGCGGAGTCTTCCGATGTGCAACAGGTTTTCGTACTCCATAGACTTCTCGAACAGTTCTCCGAAGCTGATCACGGATGTCCTCTTTCGTAACAATACGACCGAGTACACCGATCTCTTCGGGGCCCTCCGGTTCACTTGACAGTGCAACCATCGCTTCGTCGACCTTCACAGCAATGGACTCATTCGAGAGCGGAAGCGCGCCTGCTTTACCCTGATAAAGGGAGTAGACGAACTTCAGCGATCGACGAG